GGGGGCGGCGGCGCTGCCGGCGTCGGCCGGCGTCGCGCCGGCGGCGGTGCCGGGCAGCGCCGCCGTCACCCAGGCCGCGCCGGTGCAGACGAGCAGCGCGCTGCGCCCGGCGGCCAGCGCCGCGGTCGCGGCGCCGTCGACGGTCTCGGAGTCGGCGGGGTCGATGGTGATCGTGCCCGAGCCGGCGTTGCGCACGAGCACCGCCCAGCCCGCGCCGGCGTCGGCCACCGCCGGCAGCGACAGCGTCCAGGTGCCGGTGCAGACCGCGATCCGGCCGCGGTCGGCGAGGCCGAGCGCGGCGGCGCCGGAGAGGATGCGCGCTCCCGCGACCAGCGCCCCGAGCCCCGCGAGCGCCTCGGCGGCGGTGCCGGAGGTGCCGAGGAGCCCGGCGAGGAAGTTCCGCATCGCCGCCATGCGGTCGGAGAAGGCGATCGCGGGCATGTTGTTGCAGGTGAGGTCGGCCTCCGCCGGCAGTGCGGTCATGTCTCGTCCCTGATCTTGCCCCAGAGGATGGTGGTGGCCCGGTCGCCCCAGAGCAGGTCGGTGTCCCGCTTGGTCCAGAGGTAGTCGAGCGAGGTGTCCTCGCGGGTGCCCCACAGCAGCGGCCGCGCGACCCCGGCCTGGGCCTCGGCCCAGGGGCCGGCGGCGCGGCCGACGGCGCGGACGCGGAAACGCGAGCGCGGCCCGTAGGGCGGGCGCAGGATGGCGGCGGCGGCGGTGGTCTCGACCGCGCGGGTCCAGCCCGGGCTGTCGCCCGCCCGGGCCCCGCCCTCGGCCATCTCGACCTCGTAATGCGTGGTCCCGGGGGCGGCCTGCCAGGCGAGGAATGCGGTTGCGTCGGGGGCCAGCCGCACGGCGAGGCCGGTGACCGCCGGCGCGTCGGCGAGCCGCGGCAGGGCCGACATCTGCAGCGGCGGCGGGGCGGCGCCGGTCTCGGCGGTGTGGACCGCCGGATCCTCGACCACCGCCTCGATCCCGACCGTGAGCGCATCGCGCGGCCGCAGGCCCAGCACCTTGGCGCGGGTGGTTCCGGCGCGCGACAGGCCGATGTGGGTGCGCGGCCGGCCCTGGCCGGTGTCGGGGGCGACGCCGGGGTCGGCCGCCAGCACCAGCTCGCGGTCGTGGGCGCCGCGGGTCGCGGCCACCGGCCCGGCGACCGAGCCGTCGCGGCGCCTGATCTCGACGCTGTAGCCGCTGCCGCCCCACTCGACCGCCCAGTCGACCGGCTCGGAGAGGGTCAGCCGCAGGGTGGCGGGGTCCCAGGCCACCGCCTCGGCGTGGCCGCCCCAGCCGACGAGGTCGTGCTGGACCGCGATCAGCTCGCCCGGGGCGGGGATGAAGCCCTCCATCTCGGTGTCGAAGCGGATCACCCGGCGGCGGTAGCGGGCGCAGGCGGCGTGGTAGAGCCCCTCCCGCAGCGCCTGGGCGCGCGATGTCACCCCCTCCAGCCGGATCGTGGCCGGGCGGGCGACGGTGCTGCCGGGCAGGGCCGCCGTGACCCGCTCGGGGGCCCAGGTCCGGGCGTCGATGCAGTTCACCCCGACCGCGTCGGCGGTCTCGGGCCCGGGCATCATCCAGTCGATCCCGAAGGTGCCCTCGACGATGTTGCGCTGCGAGAACAGCGCCACCGGGATCGTCTCCGGCCCGTCGCGCACCGCCCTGAGCCGCCCGCCCTGCATCAGCACCCTGGCGCGGCCGCAGACGGCCACCCGCTGGGCCGCCTCCCACCAGGTGTCCTCGGCCGTGAGGCGGAGGTCGCAGTGGTCCTCGCGGGCGGCCCACAGCGTGTCGAGCGCCGCCAGGCCGGCGAGGTCGAGCTGGTCGTCGGCCAGGCCCGGCCCGTAGCTGGCGTTGCGGGCCATGTCGGCCAGCGCCCAGGCGATCGAGCGGGTCGGCTCCCCCCACTCGGGCAGCCGCAGCGTCGCGACCGGCCGGTATCCGGTCTCGCCCAGCCGCCCGGCGGGCGTGCAGACCGCCCCTGCCCCGCGCAGCGCGTGCAGCACCCGCCACTCCCGGCCCGGCGGCGTCGGCCTCACCCAGATGCCGACGTGGCAGGGGTGCGCTCCCCGCGCCATCAGCGCCGCGTCGCCGTCCGCCCGGCCGCCGGCGGGCACCTCCGCCCATCGCCCGCGGCCCTCGCGCAGCGCCCGGACGGCGGGCAGCAGCGCCTCCGGGTCGACCGGGAGGGGCGGGACCTCGCGCCCGAACTCGGCCGCCCAGACGGCCCGGGCGAGCGACCAGCAGTCGCCGCTTCCGGCCACCCACGGGCGGCCGATCCAGCGCTGCACCCAGCCGGCGGGGGCGCTCACGCCTCGCCCTCCAGGGTCGGGAAGCGGTCGCGCGCATAGACCAGGCGGGGGAACCGCTCGCCCAGCAGGTCGTGCCAGCCGGCCCGCGCGACCAGCCGCCCCGGCGTTGCCGAGGCGCTGCGCACGCGCAGCCCGCCGACCACGTAGTCCGGGCCGTCGGCGGCCATCGCCTCGATGTAGCGCCGCCAGATCACCTCGACCGGGGCGAGCGACACCGAGGCGGCCTCGAGCTCGGCGATGATCTCGCGTCCGGTGGCGTCGATCTCGGCCTCGAGCACCCCGGGCGCCTCGGCCACCGCCTCGGGCGGGCGGAGCCGGAACGCCAGCGGAATGAAGGTCACGACCTCGCCGGCCTGCCGCGGCGCCCCGTCCTCGAGCCGGGCGTCGAGGGCGCGGTGGTCGGCCACGATCCGCAGGGCGGCGGTGAAGGCGGGATGCCAGATCTCGAGCGTCTCGAGGATGACGCAGCCGTCGGGGGGCGATGCGTAAGCCTCGGCGAGCGCCTCGCTGACCAGCGGATCAGGCATCGCGCGCCTCCGTCTCGAAGCGGTATTCCCAGTTCAGGCCCGCCCGCGGGGTGGGGACGGGGGTGGTCAGGGGCAGCAGCTCGCGGCGCACCAGCCCGCCGCCGGTTGCGATCTCGCAGGCGAACCAGACCGAGCCGCCGGCCGCCCCGAGCGCGGCCCCGTCAGTGCCGCAGGGCACGAAGACGCGGTTTTCGCCGCGGCGGGCGTTGACCTGGCCGATCGCCACGGCCGCCTGGCCGTCGGCCCCGGGATAGTCGAGCGCATCGGCGGCGAGCGGGCTGATGCGCAGCCGCGGCGGCGCGGCCCCCGTCCCGACCGGGGCGGTCAGGGCGATGCGCACCCAGCCGCGGTGCGGGGCGGCCCGGACGGCGACATCGCCGTCGACCGCCCGGACCTCGCCGGAGACGAGGTCCAGCCGGGCGCCGCGCAGCACCCCGTCGCGGCCCCCGATCGCGACCCGCGCCGCGCCGCGCAGGAGCGGCAGGAGCGAGACGACCGCGGTGCAGCGGTCGCCGGCAACCCAGCTCCCGGTGGCGAGGGTCACCTCGGCGTGGTGCTCGCCGTCCCCGGCGGCCTCGGCCAGCGCGTCGCAGGCCACGGCGTCGGGGCCGACGGCCGCGGCGGCCTGCCGGGTCGCCAGGGTCAGGGCCCAGTGCGACAGGCTGTCCGAGGCCCCCACGCCTCGTCGCCCCACCAGGCGCGCAGCGCCTCGAACTCGGCGTCGGTCAGGCGCCCCCACAGCACCGGCCGGTCGCGCCGGGCCGAGGTGATGCGCCGCGCCCGCACCGCGACCTCGAACGGCGTGCGCCGGGCGGCGTCGGTCAGCCGCAGCAGCAGCCGCTGGTTGTCGGCCTCCGGCCGGCCCATCAGCGCCCGGCGCAGCCCCGGGGTCGAGCTTCGTCGCGATCTCGGCGGCTAGCTGGATCGAGCGCTCCGCCAGCCCGAGACGCTTCGCGATATGCCCGTTCAGGCCGGAAAACCCCGCCTTCTCAACGAACTCGCCAATTAGCGCAATGTTTGCGCTAATTCGGTTCGGCCCGCGCCTGATCCGCCCGTGCCGCTCCTCCCAGGCCTCGCGGTAGGCGGCCACGAACAGCGCCCGCTCCAGCGCCGACAGGTCGTTGCGGAACAGGTTCTCGGCGATCTCGACCAGCAGCCCGTCCCGGCCGCCCGAGAGGGGCGCGACCATCGCGTCGATCTCGCTCCAGCCCAGCATCCCGGCCGCCCGCAGCCGGTGGGCGCCGGCCACCAGCTCGTAGGCCGGGCCCGGCGCCCGCGCCACCGGGCCGGCCAGCGTCACCGGGTTGATCAGGCCGCGCCGCTCCATGTCGCGCGCCAGCGCCGCCGCCATCTCCTCGTTGACCGCCCGCAGCCGCTCGCCGACCGCGATCTCGGCCAGCGCCACCCGCCGGAACTCCGCCCGTCCCCCGGCCTGCCCGGACGTCTCGCCCGTCATCCCGCATCCCCCCGGCCCGCGCCCAGCGCCAGGTCCAGCGCCCCCATGCGCGCCAGCCGCTCCAGCACCGCCGCCGCCGCCGCGCCCGCCGGCAGCCCGGCCCGCGCCGCCGCCGCCGCCAGCGCCGCCGCGGCCTCCCGCTCAAGCCTGACCGGCAGCACGCGCCGCACGCGCCCCGCCTCGCCGCCGGCCGGCGCCATCCGTCCCGTCGCCACCGCATGGCGCTCCAGCGACCGCACCGCGTCCCGGCTGACCGGCCGGCCCAGCACGGCCGCCAGCCGCCCGGCCACATCGCCGCGCGACAGCCCCTCCGACCGCAGCGCCGCGACCGCATCCGTCATCGTCGGATGGCCGAGAACCGGCCGCCCGGCCGCGGCGCCCCGGTGGCGCGCGCCGGTCACCGCCGCCCCCCCCGTCCCCGGCCGGCGCCCGCTTCAGCAGGTAGAAGAACCGCCGGCGGCCGCCGACCCGCTGCTGCCAGCAGGCGATCTCGGCCCCGTGCGCGCGCAGCTCGGCCACGATCGTGTTGACAGCGCAGACCCGCGCCCGCCGCAGGATCGTCCGCGTCGTCACCGGCCGGCCCTCCGCCAGCACCGCCAGGACCCGCTGCAGGCGCGGCGAGCCGATGCGCGCGGCGTTCACGGCCCCGCCTCCAGCCAGGCCCGGTCCAGTCCGCAGGCGCCCCGGGCCAGGCAGTTCCGGCACAGCCGGTGGTGGGGCCCGTCGCTCGCGAATGTGCTCCCGCAGCACAGGCAGGGGCGGGCCCGGCGGGCCCGCCGCCGCTCCATCCGCAAGGCCATTGCCGCCGCCAGGGCGTGATGGTGGCAGGCGGCCGACACCCGCGCGCCGGACGCCGGGTCGAAGACCGCATACCCCGCCCCCCAGCGCCGCACCTCGAGCCGGCCGCTCATCCCGACACCCCCGCCTTCCAGTGGGCCACCGCCGCGCACCCCGGCCACGCAAGCCCGGCCGCCGCGTTGTGGACCCCGTCCTTCGGCTGGCCGCCGGCAAGCACCGCCGCCACCGCTTCCGGGACCGGAACCGCGACCGGCACCTGCCCGGCCCGGTTCATCGCTCCGCCTCCGGCCGGCCGATCGCCAGCCCGAACACCGCCGTCACCGCATCCTCCTCGACCAGCAGCGTCGCCCTGAACGCCCCCCCCCGGCGCTCGATCGCCTCGCCGGCGGCCACCAGCGCCGCCAGCACCCCGGCCAGCGCCTCGAGTTCGGGCAGCGTCAGTGCCTCGATGTCCGGCATCCCGACGTCCCGCACGCCCGCCATCACCCGCCCCCCGCCAGCCGCATGAGCCCCGCCGCGCCCGCGCCCAGCCGCCGGCGCACCGTCCGCGCGGAGGGCAGCGCATGCCCCGCCGCCACCGAGCCCCTGACCGAACCCTCGACCCCCTCGCCCGCCGCCAGCCTGCCCAGCACCGCCGCCAGCGCCTCGGGGCCGACCGCCGCCCGCACCGCCCCGCCGCCGTGCCGCGGGACCAGCGCCGCCAGCCGCGCCGGGCCCTCGATCCCCTTGACCCGCGCCCGCCAGTTCTCGAGCGTCGACACCGCCACGCCCTGCTCGCCGGCCACCTGCGCCAGCGCCGGCCCCGCCCCGATCCCGGGCTTCAGGATCGCCACCCGCTCCACCGCCTGCAGCCGCGCGAGCGCTGCCCACAGCCCCCGCGCCGCAAGGGCCTCGGCCCCCGCCTCCGCCCGTGCGCCGGCCCGCGCCCCCGCCACCCCGAGGCGCAGCAGGCCGCGGGCCAGCGCGGTCAGGTCGGCGGCGGGGGCGGGGGCGGGGGCGGCGGCGCCGGGCAGGGCGTAGAACCCGCGCTCGCGCAGCGCCGGCAGCACCTCGCCGCGCAGGAAGCGGCTGAACCGCCGCGCCGACGGCAGGCGCGAGCGCAGGACCAGCGCCCACAGCCCGCTCTCGGAAACGACCGTGACGTTCGGGTTGCCCCGGGCACGGCCGGTTTTTCCGGTTTCGCTGCCCTGAATACCGGCGGTTTTTCCCCAGGTATTCAGGTTGATCCTCCGCCGCTCGTCGTCGTCGAGTTGCCGGACCGCCTCACGGGTGTTCGCGTAACCCATCACCCGCCCCAGGTCCGGCACGACGAACCACGGCGCGCCGTCCAGGCCCGCCACCCGCACCGGCGCGCCTTCCCAGACGAACGGGGCCATCATCATCACCCCGCTCCCTTCCGGATCTGCTCGTAGTGCTCGGCGATCCGCCGCACATAGGCGTCGCGCACGAACTCCCGCCCGGCCGCCGCGATGGCCTCGGCGAGGTAGCGCCGCGCCGCCTTGCCCCCGCCCCTGCCGAGGGTGGCGCTGTAGACATTGGCGGTGGCGTACCCCTTCTCCCGGCACCACTGTGCCAGGCTCGTCCCCCGCGCCCGGAACGCCCCCAGCAGCACCTCGTGGAGGATCGCCCCCGGCTGGAACTCCGGCATCTGTTGTGTCATGTCT